GAAAGGCCCCTATCGCCGTTCGAACAAGCGATCGTCGACTATGTCCTCTTCACTTCAATCAAAGCTTCTTATGCTGGGGCAATTGATTTTGACGATCAGGTATACATGCCCGCATTGTTCGGAGGCTCATTTCCTAGATTTCCCATTGTTCTCGTCGACGAAGACCAAGACCTCTCGCCTGCTAACCATGCGCTGCTCGACAAGCTCGTCAAGGGTAGGGTATGTGCGGTGGGAGACAGATGGCAATCAATTTATGGTTTCAGGGGAGCTGAAACCAACGGTGTAGATAAGATCAAAGCCAAGTTCAAAATGAAAGAAATGCCACTATCCTATTCGTTCCGCTGTCCAGAGAACATCGTAAAGGCTGTCCATTGGCGGGTCCCTCACATGAAGTGGATCAAGACCGGAGGGGTCTATGAAGTACTGCACTCGCTCGACGTTGATACAATACCCGATGGAGCAGCCATCATATGTCGAAATAACGCTCCGCTCTTTAGGGCCGCCTTTTCCTTGTTGTCAAGGAAACGGTCCGTGTCGGTTGCAGGCTCTGACATTGGTCCTAAAATCATACGACTTCTTGGAAAGGTTGGAAATCCAAACGACAAGCGAGATGACCTCCTCTTCAAAATCGACGCCTGGAGAGACGCCCAGCTCGAAAAAACGAACGCCCCGGCGACGGTCTTAGACACAGCCGAGTGCATGAAAGTATTCGCTAGCTGGGGCACCACCTGTGAACAAGCGATCAACTATGCCAAATACATCTTCTCCCAGCATGGTAAGATTGACCTTACAACCGGCCATAAAGCCAAGGGCCGAGAATGGGAGACAGTCTACCATCTCGATCCACATCTTATCGGCAAAGACGATCAAGACCTTAACCTCAAATACGTCATAACCACCCGAGCTAAACAGGAGCTCTATGAGATAACTACAGGTGAACTCCAATGGCAATAAGCAACTCACGCTTTTCCTACGGCGACTGCTATGAGCTAATGGATAAAGCACTCGCCGATCCAAAGGGCATTCGTATCAAATTCTCTAGCTGGGGAGATGCCCTTCACTTTCGATTGCGCCTCCACACTGCACGTCGGATAGATCGAAAGGACAACCTAGAAGTCTTCCCTGCCGATCACGCAATGCACGGCAGGTCACCATACGACCCTCTAATCATGAGGCTTAAGCTTAATCAAGACGACACTACTTGGCTTCGTCTAGAAAAGGTCGATGCAAGAGAGTTCGAAATCGAGTCACTCGATGGTGGGGAAGAACCAGAACTCTTTAGCCATGAACCTAAAGTCCCGTATAAAGCCCCAATGCTAGAGGTTAAGCCTATCAGACCACGCCCTGACGTTCTACTGAAAAGGAGAGTGTAATGGCCCATTCTACCGCACTTCCTGCTATCGTTGAGCGGCTTATCGAAAAGGCCAAGGCTAAGAACCCTGATATCATGAAGAAGCCGAAGGAACCTAAGCCTCCGCGTAAACGTAAGGAGAAGAAGGGATGCTCCTCGAATACTGGCTTCTTGCACTAAGGTCTAAGGTAGGCATAGCCATCCCAACCAACAACAGAGCTATGCTTCGGCAACAACTCTACAAAGCCAGATACGAAGCCAAGGACCCTAGGCTAGATGATATCACCATGATAATCCCCGAGAAGGAGGACGAGATATGGCTCGTACACAAAGATGCGGATACCAGAGGCACCGTTAACGAAAGTAACATTGAACCTCTTCACCGCTGATGTGGAGTACCTGAAGGATGTATATCCTATAGGCTATACCGAAGTCATACGTGATGAGATCAAGCACTTCGTCATATATCTAAGGCAGAAGGAACAAGATCGTGAGCGAAATAGACCGTTTGATGGAGAAATGGAGTAAGGACTACTCCGACGATGATGTTGACGCAATCATCGCCTATGTCCGAAAACAACTAGCATCCTATGACGCAGGAGTCAAACCCAAGAGAGCAGAAGCAGAGCAAGTAGATATGAGCGCAATAGTGGCTAACATAACCAAGCGCAAGAACATCGAACCGGCCAAGCCACAAGCTACAACTCCCAAGGGCGGACTTAGAAGGAGAGTGTGATGGACGCTGAAAACTTAGATATGGGTCTTTCAAATTCAGAATTTGTGGAAAAAACCCCCAGCCCCTTCATCGAAGGAACCTGCATCCAATACGCCGTCGACGCAACTTCCCTTGACTATGCTAAGAGATGCGCTCAACTATATAAGTTCAAGATGATAGATGGTTGGGCCTCAGCCGAGGAAGACATCCATCTTCGTTGGGGCTCCGAGATGCATCTAGCATTCCACAACTACGAACTTCTCCGAGCCGACGGTATCGAGCATGACGAGTCAGTCTTCCATGTGATCCGAGAACTCCTTTACCATACCGAAGGCTGGAACCCGGAGCACAAGTATAAGAACAAAGCCTTTCTCATTCGATCAGTCATCCGATACCTCGATGCTTACCAAAACGATCCAGCAGTTACCGTCAAGTTAGCTAATGGCAAACCAGCGTCCGAGGTATCGTTTCGCTATGAGCTAGACTATGGCCCAGTTGAAGGCCAACCTTACGTACTCTGCGGTCACCTTGATCGTGTGGTAAACTTCAACGATGAAGTATTCTTCATGGACCATAAGTCCAGCACCACCACCCCAAGCGATTGGTACTGGAACCAGTTCCATCCTCACAATCAAATGACTATGTATGTCCTGGCTTGCCGAGTGATATTCCAAACCAATATCAAAGGCGGTATCATCAATGCGGTCCAACTGCTCATGGATGATACTCGTGTTACTCGTCGCTCCACCTACCGAACCAATGAGGAACTCGAGGAGTGGCTGGTCGACCTCAAGTATTGGCTAGGCCTAATGAAGAAGTGGGCTGATGATAACTACTGGCCCAAGAACGACACCGCCTGTGACAAATATGGTGGCTGTAAGTTCCGAGAAATCTGTAACAAATCCCCCAGTGTACGAGAGAAGTTCCTCAAGTCTAACTTCGTAAAGGCAGAGCCATGGAACCCTCTAAAGTCAAGGTAGAGATAGGAGAGTTCAGAGTTCTGGAAGTAAAGCTGAACGCCATCAGGCTAACACTAGGACAAGGAGTCAACGTCTGGATACACATGAACTTCGAGCATAGAGTCAACCCAGGTGACAAGCTAAACCTATTCATGGAGATACCATATGCCCACAATAGACCAGCACCAGAGCAATGAGTTTGCCAAAGTCCTAATCATCGGTGACAGTAAAGCGGGTAAGACCGGTGGCTTAGTCTCCCTACTGAAAGCAGGCTATCGTCTATTCATTGTAGACATGGATAACCTGCTCGATATCCTAGCTGGCTTGGTCCAACGTGAATGCCCCGAGCTGGCCAAGAACTTAGAGTTCCGAACCCTTCGAGATGAACGTGTCTGGACACCTGATGGGCCTAAGGTCACTAGCCCCAAGGCCTATCAGGCCGCAGTCCGAATGATGCAGGAGTGGAAGTACGGAGACATAGATCATGGTAAGCCATCCGAGTGGGGACCAGACTGTATCTTCGTCCTCGACTCCTTGTCTAGACTGTGCGATGCGGCTTACGATTTCCGTGTACCTCTTACACCGGTCGGTAAAACTGGTCAATACGATGCCCGAGCAGTCTATGGTGATGCTCAAGATGCGGTCGAGAATAATCTCGCTAATCTTACAAGCGAGGGGTTTCGGACTAATGTCATCGTCATCGGTCATGTAGTCTATCAGACCATGCCGGACGGTACAGTCAAGGGCTTCCCTCAAGGTGTGGGCCAGAAGCTCTCACCCAAAATCCCTCAGTACTTCCCTACCATAGTTCTCTTTGACAAAGAAGGAGGTAAGCGTATCATCAGAACAACCCCAACGCCACTGATCGACATAGCCAACCCCAAGCCATTCGAGATGGGAGCCAAGTATCCAATCGAGACAGGCATGGCGGATATCTTCGAAGTCTTAACAGGGAGAAAGCATGCTCAACCCAGCAACGTACGACTACATACAACCGAGCCAAGAGCAGATCGACAAGATGATGACCCTACGCCAAGCAGCGAGAATATACAGCGACGTGTTAGAGCAGGTATTACCCGAAGGGCCTGATAGAACTCATGTCCTTCGGCTCCATCGGACCACAGCAATGTGGGCCAACATCGCACTGACCCGACAACCAGATGGAACCCCTAGATGACAGACCAAGATCAGACTCGCCTACCCAACAGACAACCCAAGAGACAGGAGCCCAAGATGGCTACGAAACCCAAAGCAGTTGCACCCGACTTCGTCAGCGTTCTCGATACACCCTCAACAGAAGTATCCCGCCCCAAGGCACTAGCACAAGGAACCTATGTTTGGATGGTCAAGGGCTTGCCTCGTATCGACAAGTCCACCAAGAAGGGGACTGAGTTCTCCGAGTACACACTTCAATGCATGGAAGCATGCGAAGACGTGGACCCAGAAGCTCTCAAGTTCTCCCTCACCAAGGCCTCTGGCGACGTGACTCCGCTCACTGAACGGTCCATCCGTTACACACTCTACCATACTGAAGATGCTCTGTGGCGACTGAAGCAGTTCCTCGACCATTGTCAAATCCCTGAAGAGGATGACGATGGCAATACCAGGAGCATCAGAGAGCGTATGCAAGATGTCCCAGGCAAGATACTTCTGGGCCACATCAAGCACACACCTTCCGATGATGGCGAGACTATGTACGCCAACATCGACAAGACTGCCAAGTACGAAGCGTAATCAACAACGAGGAGGGGAGGGGCTTCGGCCCCTCTCTATCTCTATGACAGACATCCTTCTGTTAGGCGAAGCTTGGGGTGAAGTGGAGGAGCGGGAGCGCACAGCTTTCGTGGGTCCAACCGGCCATCTGCTAAATCAAATGCTCGTGACCGCTGGGCTTCGCCGAATAGATTGCTTCGCTACCAACGTCTTCAACCTCCGCCCTCCAGGCAATAAGATCGAAGCCCTATGTGGTGAGAAGAGCGAAGGCATTGAAGGCTATCCGGCACTGACCAAAGGTGGCTACGTTCGAAGGGAGTTCGAGAAAGAACTCAACCGCCTTGGCGATGAAATCCTACGCTGTAACCCAAACCTAATAGTAGCTCTCGGTAACACCGCAGCTTGGGCCATGCTAGGCAAGACCACCATGAAGAACCTGCGGGGCACAGTTCATGAGTCCACCCTAACGGTTAAGGGTTACAAAGTCCTACCAACCTATCACCCCGCCGCCATCTTCAGGCAATACTCCCTCAAACCAACCACCATCCTAGACCTAAGTAAAGCTAAGCGTGAAGCCGACTCACCCTTAATCCACCGTCCGGAGCGATGCATCTGGATAGAACCCAGCCTGGAGGACCTGTATGAGTTCGACCGACTCTACCTACAATCCTGCGAAAGAATTGCTGTCGACATTGAAACATACCGAGACTGCATTACATGTATTGGGTTCGCGCCAAGGGAAGATATTGCTATCGTCATTCCATTCCCTGGATTTCAAAGAGCAAGGGCAGATTATTGGCCTTCTCTGGCAACTCAGCATCGAGTCTACAACTTTATTAAAGAAGTTCTTAGCCGACCAGTCCCGAAGATTTTCCAGAACGGACTCTATGACGTTGCCTTCCTACTCAGAGCATGGGGAATAGGTGTCAAGGGTATAGGCCACGATACCATGCTTCTCCACCATGCCCTGCAACCTGAGAGCTTGAAGTCCTTAGGCTACCTTGGTTCTATCTATACCTCCGAACGCCCATGGAAACAAATGCGTGAACGAGTTAAGACTATCAAGAGGGAGGACTAAGATGGAATGGATACCTGATCCATGGCAAGAGAGCCTTCTATGGCACTTCTTACGGACCGGGGACTGGTTCGCTGATGTAAATAAGAGACCTGATTTTGATGGCAGCATCGCAAGACTGATAGTAGGTGGAAATAGAGGTGACTTGAAGAAACTATACGCCATCAAAAAACTCCTGGGTGGGGCAGTTACGAGCACCAACGACCATGGTCCATGGGAATATCAGTGGATAGCCAGAGAGCACACAGAGAGATATCTAAGATGGTTCGAGGATAAGTGGGAGAACGCTGGCATAATTTGTGACAAGCCATCGAGAAGGCAATGGGTTAAGGAATGTCTGGAGGCTATCGATGAAGATAATCAACACCGAAAATCTCAACCCTAAATCCCTCAAGCCTCTCGAAAGGGAATGGGTATACAATGGCCTAGACTGCTGTGTCACCTACGAGGTCTTAGACCAGCTGCTCCCACAGCTGGGCCCTCAAACCAAAAAGACCTATGACTTCTCACAAGAACTACAAGGCCCTGTTCTCGACATGCGCCTCCGTGGCGTCAAGGTAGACATGGCCGCTAGAGCTAGAGCCATTGAGGAATACTATAAGGTCCAAGGTAGAAGAGAAAGTAACCTACTCCGTATTGCCTCCGAGGGCTATGGCTACTCTGGCTTTGAATGGACTAGCACCGCCTGCCTCAGAACTATGTTCTATGATATCTGTCGCATACCAGAAGTCAAATCTAAAGAAGGTAGGGTCACAGTCAACCGAGATGCCTTAGAGAAACTAGAAGCCTACCCAATTGCCTTGCCTATAATCATCGGCATGAAGGAACTTAGAGATATAAAGAAACGCATCGAAGTCCTTAGGACCGAGGTCGACACAGACAATCGCATCCGTACAGCCTACAACATAGCCGGTACTACAACCGGCAGGTTCTCAAGTTCCTTCTCCGAGTTTGGAACTGGTGGCAACCTACAAAACATAGAAGAGTTCCTTCGACAAATCTTCATAGCTGACGACGGCATGAAGCTAGCCAACTTCGATGCCGAGCAAGGAGAGAGCCGTATCATAGGGGCTATCGAATGGAACCTATTCCATGATGGCAAGTACCTAGACACATGCGAGATGGGTGACTTACATACCCAAGTAGCAATCATGTGCGAGCCAAAGCTACCATGGACCGGTGATCCAGATAAGGATAGGAAGCTAGCAGAACAACCTTACTACCGACACCATGATCTTCGTAAGCTATGCAAGAGCATAGGCCATGGCTCTAACTATGGAGGTAAACCACAGACCCTAAACTCTATGTACAAGATAGATATCCCTGCGATAGCAGCATTCCAAGCCAAGTACTTCAAGCTATTCCCAGCCCACCAACGGTGGCATAATTGGGTAGAGGAACAGATCAAAGCTCATGGAAAGCTAGTCACCCTAACCGGTAGACTACGCCACTTCTTTGGTCGACGAGACGACGACAAAGTAATCCGCCAAGCTCTCGACTACGACCCTCAAGGTTCATTATCCGATATAGTTAATCGTGGAATGATTAACGTATGGAAGGCAGATATCTGCCAGCTACTCATGCAGAACCATGACTCAATCGTTGTCCAATATCCACAGGAGAAAGAGGATGAGATCGTACCCAAGATCATCAAGCTACTTGAATGCCCAATCAAACTACAACACGGCAGGACATTGATGATACCCTATGGCGCAAAAACAGGCTGGAATTGGGGGGAGTTCTCAAAGAGCAACCCCGACGGGCTCCAAAAATATAAGCCCGGCGATCAACGGACCCGGCAACCGAAGGTGCATATCTTGGATAGAAAGTTTCGTTGAGCATACCGAGAACCTTGAGTCCCCGGCGATATGGAGGAAGTGGTCAGCTATCGGGATGATAGCGGCTGTACTGGAGCAGAAGGTATGGGTTGAGTCAGGAGGTCAGCTATTCCCTAACCTCTACACTTTCTTAGTAGGCGATCCCGGCCTCGGTAAGTCCAGGGCTATCATGGCCGCATCTAGTATCATTCGGGAGCATGTACCGGATACGTTCTTTGGCGCAACCTCAATGACCAGAGCTTCACTTGCCGACTATATGGTCGAGGCAAAACGTTTCCTTCCCAATATACCATACGCACCAATAGAGTATAACTCTCTGGTCGCTATTCCCTAACCTCTATACTTTCCTAGTAGGTGACCCTGGCCTAGGTAAGTCCCGAGCTATCATGGCTGCGTCGAACATCGTTCGAGAGCATGTGCCAGATGTATTCTTCGGCGCTACCTCAATGACT